ATCTTTGCTAAAACCATGAAAGATTTTAAGGTGACCGAAGCTGAATATTATAAACACCCCACAATTAAATATGCCGGGGCAAGCCCTGATGGGTTGATTGGAAAATTTGGTTTGTTGGAAATTAAGTGTTTAGGACAGATTGCGCACAGTCGTCAATTAGCAGAGCCTAACAGAATTCTTAATAAGGATCACGAGAAACAAATGCTTTGGCAGCAAGCCTGTCAGCCAGAACGAATGTTCAGCATATATCTATGCTACAACCCTGATTTTCCTGTTCGTCAACAACTGTTTGTGCAGAAACTACACAGGGACAACAAAAAGATTCAAGAGTTAGAAGTCGCAGTTGAGGATTTCTTGAATGAAGTAGAAACAACATTAACCAAAATAAAAGGAGAGTAGAAATGGCAGAAAATAATTTTAAAGATTCAATCAGTGTTTTTAAGAACGATCGTAAAACACAAGGGGATCGTCAACCAGAGTTCAGAGGCACTATAGAGCTATCTGACGAGATTATTCAGGCACTAGTGGACACCAAGTCCTATAAGATTGACTTATCGCTCTGGAAGCGTGAGGCAAAAGAAAATCACCCGATACTATCCGGTGCAGTTCAGTTGCCATATTCATTGCGTAAAGAGGAAATTGCGCCAACCAAAGCGCCTGAATCGTTTGATGATCTTAAAGACGATATTCCGTTCTAAACATGGAATTGCCTAACAAAAAATATGATCTGATTGTTATCGATCCACCGTGGAATTTAAGAAAGTTGAGTCATGATAGTAGACCCAATCAAGTTGATTTTCCATATGAGACGATGACATTAGATGATATTAAGGCAATGGATATTAAGTCTTTAGCAAAAGATCAATGTTGGTTATTTTTATGGACAACTCAAAAGTATTTATTTGAATCTAAAGAGATATTAGAGGGTTGGGGATTTAAGTTTTTAATGACACAGGTTTGGGAAAAGACCTTTGGTGTTTCAAGCGGAATGGCTTTGTATGGATTTAGATGGAACGCAGAGTTTATTTTGGTTGGGTTTAGGGGTAAAGCACCTGAATTGTGGGTAAAAAACAAGCCACTGATTCCATTAGTTTTTCAAGCAGAGAACATCAAGCACTCACGAAAGCCTTGTCGGTTCTACAACATGATTGCTGATCTTGGTAAGGATAAGATAGACATTTTTGCCAGATCAAAGCGTGAGGGTTGGGACGTTTGGGGCAATGAGGTTGATGATGATGAAATTAAGGCTGAAAAATCTTTTAAAAATTATGATCTATTTTAGGGCGGCAGTATGAATAAGGTGATTGAGGTGTTGTTGTTGTTTCTTGGACTGCTAGGCTTGATCAGCAGTCTCATGATGGTTTACTTATTAATTAATCTTTGAGGAGAGAATAATGGATACACAAATTGCATTAAGGTTTGATGGATCAGACTATGATCACAAAAGAGATGGCATAAGGCTCACAGGGCAATTAGAGCGGGTCTTTGATGTTATGAAATCAGGGGAGTGGATCACGCTGCGCCAATTATCAAACAAATCAAAATGCCCGGAGGCTTCGGCTTCCGCGCAGTTGAGGAATTTGCGTAAAGACCGCTTTGGTGGCTTTGAGGTTGAGAAAAAATATAGCCATATGGGTGTGTTTTTATATAAATTAAAAGCGAGGACAACATGAAATATACAGAGGCACTAAGGTTGTTTGATGGTGACGCTTTTAAGTTACGCGCTGCCATGAGAGCAGATCGTCAAGTGATGTATTATTTGAGGAAAAATCTTAAAAATGGTGTTGATATGGAACTGACAGAGTATCGTCAGTTGTGTATTGAAATGCACTTTAAGCGCAAAGATGAGAGGATCAGCAATTGGCAACAGGTAGGTGAGGTGGCTAATAAATTAGTTGCTGATATGATCAAAAAGGAGGAGGAAAAATGAAATGGTTTAAACATGATTCAGACGCTTCTATAGACGCAAAAGTTAAACTTTTAATCATGACATATGGATTAGAGGGTTATGGATTATATTGGTATTGCTTGGAATTAGTTGCGAGAGATGTGTCCGCAAATAAGCTGACTTTTGAGTTAGAGCATGATTCGCAAATTATCGCAAAAGATTTTGACATTTCACCGCAAAAGGTATCGGAAATAATGAATTATATGGTTGAGATTAGTTTGTTTGAAAACGCAGATGGAATCATTACTTGCCTTAAAATGGCGGCTAGGACGGACGAATACACTCAAAAACTTATTAAAACACATACGCAACTTATCGGGACATTGTCGGGACATAATCCGACAAAGTCTGTATTAATAGAACAGAAGAGAAGAGAACAGAAACTACACCCGCATTTTGCGGAGTTTTGGACTTACTACCCAAAGAAAAAAGACAAGCAACAAGCACTCAAGGCTTGGAACAAACAAAAGCCAGATATGGTTGCCGTTAAAAAAGCATTGATAGCTCAAAAAAAGTCAGAGGAGTGGACAAAGCAAAACGGACAATTTGTTCCTTATCCATCAACCTATATAAACGCAAGAAGATGGGAAGATGAAGAGCCTGTTAGAACAATTGTTGAAATGAGGGCGGAAAACTAATGAATACTTTAGCCGATGTTTTATCACAGTTGACGATCAGTAAAGAGGTTTTGCATAAAAATGGTTATTACGATCAGGTTGAGGACTTTAAGGTTAAGACCACTGACAGTCTGGTAGATGATGTCAAAAAGTATTTTAGAGAGGAAAAGGGGCAAGGCTTATCACTTGGTTTTGAGTCTATGGACATTGATGAGAAGTTTTTAGTGAGACAGGGCGAGGTGACTATTCTCACCGGCAGTAGCGGGTCAGGGAAGACCACCTTTTTATCACAGGCATTGCTTAACATCATGAAATCAACCAATGTCATGGTAGCAAGTATGGAAATGCGTCCTGTTATCCAGATTGCAAAGATGATGATACAAAAGGGATTAACAAACCCGACTGATTCTGATATTGAGTATTTTTGTGCTAACTACAAAGACAAGCTCTGGATATTTGACGCCGATGGTGTGACGAGCGAAAAGGACATTAATGCTGCGTTGGTGTATGGTAAAAATGTTTTAAAAACAGAGGTTTTTGTTATTGACAGTCTTATGAAGATTGACAGTATTGCCGAAGATGACTATGGATCACAAAAGAAGTTTATTAACAAACTGTCTTGCCTAGCTCGTGATCTCAAGATTCATATCTTCTTGGTTGCTCATACAAGAAAATTGAGTGATGAGAATGTTGTGCCAGACGCAAGTCAGATTTTAGGATCGAGCCATATTAGAAACTTAACAGACAACATTATTTGCTTACATCGCAGAAAGGATATAGAACAGGCAATGGCATTAGGTGAAATATCAGCAACAGAGAATCCTAACACATCATTCTTGATGATACAGAAGCAGAGAAACCACCCATTTGAGGGAACATTCAATTTATGGTTTGATAAACGAACACAAACATTTAAAGACAACAGAGGATAAATTATGGAATATGAAGTTAAATTGCCGTGGTATAGCAAAGAGTTATCACCGAACACAAGAGTGCATTGGGCAGTAGAGAGTAGAGCCAAGCGTCAACATAAGGAACTCGCTAACATCTACACTAGGAATGCCAACATTAAGTTTGATAAGGATAAGGATAGGGTATTCCTTAACATCACATACTGTCCACCAAGCAAGAGGCGTATGGATTTGGATAACTGTCTGGCTAGCAGCAAGGCTTATATAGACGGCATATCACAGGCTATAGGGATTGATGACTCACGCTTTAGCATACAAATGCAAATGAGTGATGAGATCTATGATGGCTCTATCAGAGTAGTGATCAGCTAATGGCTCACCCATTCTATGCAACTAAAGAGTGGCGACAGTTAAGGCAGATGATTAAGGGCAGAGATAAGTATCGTTGCCAGATCTGTGGTGTGAGTGTGAGAGAGAAAGGATCATCACAGGTGGATCATATCATTCCTAGATCTAAAGCCCCGGCGTTAGCACTAGAGCCTACCAACTTAAGGACACTGTGTCGGTCATGTCATCTCAAGTTTGATAAGGCAAGAGGTCACAAAGAAGTCAGACCTGTTATGCCTGTTGATGAGAGTGGGTTGCCTGAGTCGTGGCGATAGCAAGGGTTATGGGGCATAGGGAAACAGGGGGGGAAGTCCCCTATAAACAAAGGCGGTCAGCAGCACCAAGCCACCCCTCTTTTTCTTTGCGTTTACGCAAAGCTCAAGTGGTTGATCGGCTTGTCACATTGTGCGCACCCGCGTTATACTATTCCAGAGGAGAGTTATTATGAATAAATTAAAGCGATTAGACAAAAATTCAGTCACTAAACAAGTTGAAAACTTCAGCTCTGTTTATGAAGATGTATTGCCACCGAATGGCATAGAACTGAAGACAGACGAGGAAAAGTTAATTTGGCAACAGTTTAGTCGGACTCGTTTGGCGTCAGATTGGCGCGACATAGATTTAATTCTTTTGCACAAGATTGTTAAACTTGAGATCAACATCAGAGAATACCAAGACGAGCTAGATCGGCAAGGCGCTATTCTTGAAAACAGAAAAGGCACACCGGTTGCTAACCCATTGGTCAGTGTGATTGATACAATCAGCAGACGACAACTGAAAATCATTGGATCGATTAACTTGAATCAAACGGCACATGATCCTCGAACCATCAATGTGCTGCCAAACAA